GCAATAAGGTATGGTCTAACTCCGAGTATGATGAGGACATAGAAGAAGATAAGAATTTCAGATGAGGTACGCATGGTCGAATTATTAAAGGGCGATTGCTTTGATTATCTTAAACTGATAAAGGACAAAAGCGTAGACATGATCTTATGTGATATGCCATACGGTACTACACAGAATAAATGGGATACGATAATTCCATTAGATAAGCTTTGGAAAGAATATAACCGTATAACAAAAGATAATGCAGCAATTGTCTTGTTTTCACAGCAACCATTTACTAGCATATTGATTAATTCAAACATAAAGAAATTCAGATATGAATGGATTTGGGAAAAATCACAAGCTACAGGATTTCTTAATTCTAAAAAAATGCCAATGAAGTGTCATGAGAATGTTTGTGTGTTCTATAATAAGTTGCCATTATACGAACCACAGTTCGAGTGGGGGGGACATACACACAAAAATCGTCATGCCCCTAGCTCAAATTATGGAACGTATCATCAAGTTACCACTATCTCAGATGGCAGACGATATCCAAAAGATATCATCAAGTTTAATGGTGAACATGGCCTACATCCTACACAAAAACCTATCAAACTACTAGAGTATTTAATAAAGACATACACAAAGGAAAACGACTTAGTATTGGATAATTGCATGGGTAGTGGTTCAACAGGTGTAGCATGTGTTAATACGAACAGAAATTTCATAGGGATAGAATTGAACGAAGAGTACTTTAACGTTTGTAAAGAAAGAATTTTACAAATAACTAAAAGTGAACGCTCATGAACTGAGAAAACATGATATTTTTAGAATTGGGAAAAGGTTCAATAAGTTGATCCTTTGGCCGCGTTGGATATTTCGCGCGGCCTTTTCTCTTACCCAAAAATATCTGAATGAGAGGTCAATATGTTATATCCGAAGAAAAGTAAGCTAGGCAGACATTTGATAATGACTGATGAAGAAAGCATAACAAAAGAGAATATTGCAAAGGTTGTCTCTGAGGCTTACCAGGAACATATAACATATAACCGCCCTAGAGAAGATTACCTTGAAAGATACAAACGTGGCGATCAGCCCATAAATGACCGAGAAAAAGACATACGTCCAGAAATAAACGAAAAGATAGCCGAGAATAATGCGTCCAAGATTGTAGACGTACATCTCGGCTATGATTTTGCCAATCCTATTACTTTGGTTCAGAGAGAACGCAAAGAAATTGATAAGGATGAAAAGGACAATAAGATTGAAGATGGAACTGTTGCACAGCTAAACAAGATGTTTGCAGACCAGGATAAGGCAAGCAAGGATCTTGAGATGGGCAACAATATGTTGACAACAGGACTTGGCTATTTTATGGCTTGGCCATCAAGGGATAATGATGAGTATTCACCATTTGAACTAATGGTACTGAATCCGGAAACGACTTTTGTGGTTTATTCAAACAACGCATATAAAGAGCCGATGTTGGCAGTTACATTCTTTGAGCATGGTGATGGAACAGTGACCGCAACATGCTATAGCAAGAAGGACTTTTACGAATTAAAACTTAATTCCGGCAGCAGAGAGTTTAATGAAGATTTCAGACGCTTGCCAAATGCTATAGGCGAAATACCTATTGTAGAGTTTGCCATGACAGACAGAATGGGAATATTTGAGAAAGTTCTTCCTATTCTTGATGCCCTTAATACTATTGGTTCTGATAGAGTTAATTCCATTGTTCAGTTTGTCCAGTCTCTTTTGTGGTTTCACAACTGCGAACTTGACAAAGAGAATCAGGAAAAGATGAAGAATGGTGAAAAGACTTCAGCGATCATCTTTACAAAGAATGAAGATGGGCGACAGGCGCATATAGAGTATATCTCAAAGCCGCTTAATCAGACCGAAACACAAAGCCTTGTAGATTACTACCATTCTCAGTTGCTACAGATAACAAGCACTCCTTCCTGGCAAGAAGCTTCAGGCGGATCAACTACAGGAGCAATGCAGTTATCAAATGGATGGCAGTGTTTGGAACTTTCGGCAAAGATTGTCGAGACAAACTATAGCAAGTCAGCCAGAAGGCTTCTGAAAGTGGTTAAGAAGATAATTGAGTATGACAAGAGCAGAGATTATCTCAGTGAATTGAAAAAAGTTGATATGGCAGATATAGATATCAAATTCTCACGTAATAAGACATACGATCTGATATCTAAGGTAAATGCACTTGTTTCACTCCTTAATGCAGGTGTTGACGGACTTACGGCATTTACAGTTGTATCACTGTTTCCAGATCCACAGGCGGCATGGTTTGATAGTAAAGAGATTATTGAAGCTATGCAGAAGAAGCTTGCTAGTACCGAAGAGAAGAAAGAAAGTAGCACTGAAGAGTCTGATAACGTAATCCCTAATGCTAATGCAGCTACAGATGAAAACGGTAACGGTGGAATAAAGAATGTTGTAAAGGATAAGACAGAAGAATCCTTACAGCCTTCAAAAGTTGCAATGGTAGAGGATTAAACAATGAATATAATCAAGTTTTTTGATGAAATCAATGCATTGGATAAAGGGAGAAGAAGAAAAAGAATCCGCTTGGCGCAAAAGATGGAACAGTATCTTTTAGAGTTCTTTCGAGGCATTTTTGATGACATAAAATATGGCTATTTTCTTCATACTAAGTCAGAAGATATATATATACATGAACTATGTGAATTGCTGATTATGGCTTATCTGACTTTTTTTGATGAAGATGAAAATGAAATAGCGATAACAGAAGTCAGTGCAGAAGACTCAAAGCTAAGAAACCATCTATATCAGGCTTCAGAACAGATAATGAAAACTACGATAGATGCTTATCTAGAGCCGGAGGCGGGAACAGAGTTTGATCTGCTTAGAGCTACAGGACAGCCGATAGCAGAAAGCGATATACCAGAAAGTATTATTAAGTCATTGGGACGCGAAAGGATTCAGCTCATAGCTGCCAACGAGTCCCTTTACATAAATAACTACATGGAGCAGAAAGAAGCTATAGCTGAAGGGAAACGTTTTAAGGTTTGGAACACGATGGAAGATGAACGTGTGAGACCGACACATCAAATGGTTGACCAAAAAGAGATACCGATAAACGAACCGTTTACTGTTGGCGTATCTCTTATGATGTTTCCAGGAGATACATCAATGAATGCTGAAGCTTCAGAAATAATAATGTGCAGATGCTTTCTGACATATAAATAAGGGGTGTAAAAAATGTTCATAATGAAGAAAAAGAAACTCGCAAGGGAAAGAGAAAAGGACATTCTTGAAGAGATGCAGGACAGAGTGGTACAGGATGCTCTTGACAGAACAAGAAAAACTAAGAAGAAAAAGGCCGAGAAAGAAGAGGCTGATGATACTGAAAAGGAAGAAAGCCAGGAATAGGCTTTCTTTTTTTATATAAAAAACCGTGAAGAGAATCACGTTAATAACGCAAAAGTGAAGAGAATCACTATAATCACGCGAAAATAACAGCACAGAGAAGTGCTTGAACAAACGCGAAAGGACAATTGAATATGAAGAAGAATAACACAATCGCATTGGAATTACAGTATTTTGCATCAGAAGTTAAAACAGAGCCACAGAACGATCCACAGCCGGAGTCACAGAACGATCCACAGCCGGAGCCGCAGAATGATTCTGGCAACGATAATCAGGTTACTTTGGATAATCCTATCGGTGGAAAACCAGAACCTGAGCCTCCGAAAGCACCGACTATGGAGGAATTACAGGCTAAGATAGCTGAACTGACAGCCGCAAATACTGCACTTCATAAGAATGTAAACAAAGCAAGTTCGGATGCTGCCGATTGGAAGAAGAAGTATCAGTCAAAGCTTTCAGTTGATGAGCAGAAGATCCAGGCTGAGAAAGAAAAAGAAGAGTATCTTAAGACGGTCGAAAAAGAACTTGCTGTGCTGAAAAGTACGATTGTTTTACAGTCCAACGGTTTTAATGAGGATGAAGCAAAGGCAATATCAGAGGCTAGATACTCAGGAGATATTGAAGCAGCAATTGCCCTGGAGAATAAGCATTATGAGAACATCCGTCAGCAGTTGGACGCAGATTACAAGAAGAAGCTTACAGAGCTTACAAGGCCCGCAAGCGGAAACAGTGCGGTTGACTATGCACAGATGTACGCAACTGCAATGAATGCAGGAGATAGAACCGGAGCTATTTCAGCTCTATTGAAACAGGCAGGAATGACAACCACATAAAACGAAGGAGGTAAGATTATGCCAATTGTATTTTCAGATACAGCCCCTAATTTTGCCGGCTTACTTTTCCAGAAAGGTAATGCCAAGACACCATTTTCCACAATTATCGGTGGAAATGTAAAAACAACTAAAAGCACAAAGTTCCCAGTAGGCGTTTTCTACGATGTAGAGGCAGGAGCACAGCCCGCCATTTCCGAAGCAGCATCAACTACTGCACCACAGGGCGAGATGACAACGAGATCACAGCAGTACAACACCACTCAGATCTTCCAGAAAACAGTTGAAATCTCATATCACAAGATGGCTGATATGGGTACAATGTCAGGTCTGAATACTGCTAACGATTCACCAAATCCGGAAGACGAGCTTGCTTTCCAGATTGCAAGACGTATGGATAAGATTGCTGCCGATATTGAGTTCTCATTTATCAGAGGTCAGTATCAGGAAGCTACATCTAATTCAGTCGCAGCTAAGACAAGAGGACTGCTTCAGGCTATTACTACTAATGTAATTCCTGTTGGTACAGCAGCATCTCCTCAGACTCTTACATATTGGAAGGTTGCAGAGGCAATGAAGAGTATCAATGAGCAGGGCGGCGACACATCAAGACTAGTCCTTGGTGTTTCTCCATCAGCACTTCTTCAGCTTAACGCTGATGCAGCTTCAAACAACTATACAAACGGCGCACCACTTACAATCATGGGACTTAATCTTCAGACTGTAGTTACACCGCTTGGAACAGTTGCAGTACAGGTACTTAACAGCCTTGCATCCAGAGGAGAAGAGACTTCGAATACAGCAGTCATCTTCAATCCTGAGTACATGGGACCTGTTTATCAGTACTCCGCTAACCATCCACCATTCATGCTTGAGCCACTTGCAAAGGTCGGCGCAGCAGACAGATTTATGCTCTACGGCGAAGTAGGCCTCGACTATGGCCCTGAGCACTTCGCAGCAAAGCTTACAAACATTTCAAACGACATTCCTACATCTCTTTGATCGTAGGCAGGGTGATAGGACATGAGAATAAGCATAGACGATGAGATTAAGGGGAGGATAAGAAAGTACGCGCAAGTGTACCTCGAAGCCTCCAATGAAAAAATATCAGATGCGTATATTTTAATGCTGATAGATATGTTAGTTGAGAAGTATATGGATGTTAGATCATATCCTAGCACTTGGTCAGATTCAGAAATCCAGGATGATGTAACTAATTACTTTGAGTCACATTCTGCTAGGATAGCAGCAAAGATTCCCGAAATATATGGGCGAATGGGTGCAGAGGGGGAGATCACGCATAACGAAAACGGCATTAACAGAACATTTGGTAATGCAAGTCCGTTGTATGGGGCATTCCCTGACGTAGTTCCATTTGCTCATGTTTT